CCGAAGCCCTTGTAGAGGCTCTGAAGGCCCCTACGACGTATGTGTGCCGTATCCCGGTCGCTATCGATGGTTCGTGCTCGGGTCTGCAGCACTTCTCGGCAATCCTGCGGGACGCGGAAGGTGGTCTGCACGTCAACCTGATTCCCTCGGAGACCCCGAAGGATGTCTATAAGGCTGTCGCTCAGATTTCGTCGGCTGTCGTTGCGAAAGACTTCGGTGATGTTGAAGTCGGAAGCATCGCTGAACTGTGGAGCACGTACAAGGACAGCGGCATCGACCGCTCGATCACGAAGCGCAACACCATGACCTACGGCTACGGCTCGGAAGCTGGTGGTATGTCGAAGCAGTTGTGGGAAGACGAACTCCGCAGCGAAGCCGCCAAGAAGCACTTTGGTGACGACGCTACGATCCGCCGCGCTGCCTGTGCGTACCTCGCCAAGATCAACTTCGCGGCAATCAAGGAAACCGTACCGGGCGCTGAAGCGTGCAAGACGTTCTTCCGTGCAATCTCGAAGGAACTGTCGGACGCTAACCTGCCCTCCTGCTGGGTCAGCCCGACTGGCTTCCCGGTTATCTCCACGTACTACGAGGCCACCTACAAGCAAGTCACGACGATGGTTTGGGATAGCGAACTCCGCGTCCCGAAGAAGTACAAGCCGAAGCTGTTTGAGGCGTACACGAAGCAGATCAACAAGAACGAGCAAAAGACAGGAATTTCCCCGAACTTCATTCACTCGCTCGATGCGGCTCACCTTCATAACGTGGTGCTCAAGTCGATCGAAGAAGGTATTACGGACTTCCTGCTGATCCACGACTCCTTCGCATCGACGCCTAACAACATGGCCCGGTTCTCGAAGATTGTCCGTGAGACGTTCGTTGAGATGTACGAAGAGAACGACCCCCTGCAGGACCTTTTGGATGGCGCGAAGCGTGCCCTGACCGCAAAGATGGGTGCTGAGTCTCCCGATGCTGCGCAAGACACGCTGGCACTCCTGAAGAACCTCGAAGTCATTCAAGTTCCGCCACGCGGTTCGCTTGATCTCAAGGTAGTGCTCGACTCGCAGTATTGCTTCTCGTAATTTTTCCTGCACAACACAACACAATATAGGCCACCTTCGGGTGGCTTTCTGCATTTCTGGAGCCACCAATGCTGCACGAAGAGACCCACCTGTATCGCAACCCTGAAGACGACTTTCACAGCGGTGGACTCGTTCCGCTGGACGTAGCTGTGGGCTTCATGGCCCAAGGCATCTATGTCGAAGAGATCGAGTTCGACGTCGACCATTTCAATTCCTAAGGAACCCGTAACACAATGAAGAACTTTACCTCGCCCAAGGGCAACGCTGGCTTTACCAACCTGATTCGTCCGGACACGAAGTTCGACGAAGGCGGCGTCTATAAGACGTCCATTACGTGCTCGGCAGATGCCGCAGCAGCCCTGATCGACCTGATCGACGACGAAGCTGTTGAAGAGCTTGGTGCGAAGAAGGCCAAAGAGGCACACCGCCCCTACAAGGTCAACGAAGACGGCACGGTCACGATCAACTTCAAGTCGAAGGCCACGGATGCGAAGGGCAACAAGCGACCGGCTCCGAAGCTGTTCGACGGTCAAGGCAATCCGATCCGCAACACGGAAGACCTGCACATCGGCTCGGGTTCGGTCATCAAGGTCAAGGGCGCTGCATCGGCCTATACCTCGGGCAAGAACATCGGCGTGACGCTCTACATCAACTCGGTGCAGATCATCAAGCTGGTCGAGTACAACGCTGGCGGCTTCGAGGCTGATGACGAGGCTGACTTCGTCGCTGGCGGCACGATGACCCAACGCATTCCGGACTCGGCGTATGACGACGAACCGGCTGGTGCTGGCGATGAACCGGCGGGCAAAGACGTCGACTTCTGATGAAGAAGAACTGGTTCAGCAAGAAGAACGCTGGGCTGAAGCTGAAGCAAAAGATGCGGAGTGGTCTTGAAGAAAAGATCGCTGCGCAGATCGAAGAGGCGGGTGTGGACTATGAGTACGAGACGCTGAAGCTGGCGTATTCGATTCCGCATACCTACACCCCCGACTTCCGCTTGGCTAACGGAATCATCATCGAAGGCAAGGGGCTGTTCGATTCATCCGACCGCACGAAACACCTAGCAGTCAAGAAGCAGCACCCTGAACTCGATATCCGATTCGTCTTCAGTCGTAGCGCCTCTCCCCTGTACAAGGGTTCCAAATCAACCTACGCAAGCTGGTGTGCCAAGAACGGCTTCCAGTATGCGGACAAGCTCATCCCTGAAGCTTGGTTATCCGAAGAGAAAAAGTAATGCCGACATGGCTCGTAGTTGCTCTCAGCATCATCTACTTCTTCTGGTCTCTCCTTGAGATTGGTGGACTCGTCGCCGTGCTGACTATCCCCAGTGCGCGCTACACAGCCTCGGCTGGCCGCAAGCTGCTCGTGTGGCTCGGCTCGCTCGTCGGCCTCGTGTGCTACCTCGTTTCACTGCTGTTCTAAACCCTTTCAAAGAGAGAAAGAAATGCAACCCAAGATGACGCAGAACCAGAAGCTGGTGAACCACTTCTTCGACGTTGGCTCGATCACGCAACGTGAAGCGATCATGGACTACAGCATCCAGTCCCTGACCCGCCGTATCACCGAACTCCGCGATGCTGGCTACAACATCATCAGCGAACAGAAGTTCCACCCGGTCACCCAACAGCGCTACGTGCGCTACCACCTCGGCTTCCCGGCACGCAACCTCCTGCCGAGCATCGATGACCTTCTGGTCGTTTTCACCGTCTAACATCCTCAGGACCCCTATGAATTACGCTGACATCTCTGTTGAACTCGTTGACTCCATGGGGTCCGACGCAACCGTAGCAAATGTGGCCCGCGTCTCCTTCGCAAAGTCTGTCAAGACGCTGCAGGATCAAGACGTGCGGCTCATCAAATACCTCGCGAAGCACGGCCATTGGTCTCCCTTTGCGCACTGCTTCGTGCAATTCCGTATCAAGGCACCGATCTTTGTAGCTCGCCAGTTGGTGAAGCATCAGGTTGGCCTCTCGTGGAACGAAGAGAGCCGCCGTTATATCGACAGCGAGCCTGAGTTCTACATACCCAAGGTGCTCCGTGTGCGTGCTGACAATGTGAAGCAAGGCTCTGGTGGTGCGCTGAGAGACAGCGATTGCTACGTCTTGCACATCCGAAACAACTCCGTTGATTCCCTGCTCGACTACAACAACCTTCTACAGGCTGGCGTAGCCCCTGAGCAAGCCCGCATGGTCCTTCCGCTGAACACGATGACCGAGTGGATTTGGTCCGGTTCCCTGATGGCATTCGCTCGGGTCTGTCAGCAACGCCTCGATCCCCACGCACAGAAAGAATGCCGTGACGTGGCCGAGTGCATCGCTGGTGAACTCGAAACGCTGTTCCCCCATTCCTTCGCAGCCCTCATGGATAACTGAAATGAAAAAGCTCTTCCTCGCACTCGTACTCGGCGCTTCGGCGCTTCTGGCTGGCTGTCAGGACACGGACGCCAATGTGGCTTCCCGGAACCTCTCGGAAGCCGCTGACAACTTCCAGATCGCTCGTCGGATCGTGTTCATCAACGGTATGACGGACACGTACCTCATGGAGATCGCTGGCTTCTGCTCACTCGGTAACGAGGACAAGCCGGGACGCCTGACCGTTACCTGCAAGACGGGACCGGGGCAGTTCAAGAAGCACTTCCTTGGCCTCTCGGACAACGTGACGTTCTTCGTCGAGCAACTCGATGCGGCCCACGTTAGTACGGACTTCTACAAGGTCACGTTCAAACCGACAACCATCATCCCCGACATTCAAATCCGCTGATGCCTGAACTCACCGAATGGAAGGTCTACGTGACCTTCAAGGTCCCTGCGCACCTCGGGTCCGAAGCGGTCATTGAGACCATCGAAAACCACCTTTGCGACGCCATCGAAACGATGCGTGGCGAACTCACCGATACGGAATGGAAATGAAATACAACCGCGCATTCATCGAAGCTGTGTACAGCACGGCTCAGAACAACGGCAACGACGCAGCCGAGGAAGTCTTCAACAAGCTGTTCGACATCAACACGCAGCCGGTGCAGGAAAAGACCGTTGCGGTGACGAACTCCGTGCTGCACAGCATGCTCAACAACAAGGTCGGCCGCTGGGTCTACCTGTCGGACATCCAGACCGCCAACATCCGCAGCGGTCGCCCGGGCCTCATGGGCACCAACGCGGGGGCGTGGATCAAGGAATACCGCACCCTCACATCGAGCGGCCTGAAGGAATCCAAGGACGTCTACGACTTCGTTCGGGATCACCCCGAGTTCGACGCGTCGTGAAGAACTGCAAAGGCTGCAAGCACGCTAAGTGGAACACCACGGTAACCGGTCGCCTGTCCCCTACGGGTGATGGACGCTGTACCTACGAGATCAAGCCTCCTGTGGTCCCTGCGGCGTTCTACTACATCCCCCACGACCATCGGCCCCTCGGCGGACACATCAACCGCAAGAAGGAACACGCCAATCACTGCCCCACCTACACGAGGGACTAATGGAATACGAAGAGTCAACCCTGCTGTTCAAAGGACCGTGCGAGCAGTGCGGCTCTTCCGATGCCAATGCTCACTACAGCGACGGACATACCCACTGCTTTGCCAACGGCTGTAAGGGCCGACACGATGGTGAGGAAACGAACTACAAACGGAGAAACACCAAAGTGTCAGACGATCTAGCCTTCTACAGCAACGCCGATGTTCAAGGCTTGAAAGCTCGCGGCATCTCTGAGGAAACCTGCAGACACTTCGGTGTTCGTGTGGGTCTCTTCAAGGGTGAGAAGGTACACATGTACCCGTATCACAAAGACGGTGCTGTCGTGGCCGTAAAGATTCGGACTGCCGACAAGGAATTCAAGTTCCTCGGTGAACCGAAGCATCCCCCGATGTTCGGCCAGCAGTTGTTCAACAAGGGCAAGAAGATCGTTGTCTGTGAGGGCGAACTCGATGCCATGACGGTGTCGCAGTTGCAAGGAAACAAGTGGCCTGTCGTATCGATTCCCGGAGGCGCACCGAGCGCTAAGAAGGACATGGCACGCCAGCTTGAGTTCTTCAACGGGTTCGAAGAGATCGTGCTGATGTTCGATCAAGACGAAGTCGGTCAGGACGCGGTATCTGCTGTCGCTGAAATCTTCCCACCCGGCAAGGTCAAGATCGCCACGCTGCCCCTGAAGGACCCCAACGAGTGCCTGATGAAGGGCAAGGGTGAGGCTGTCGTTCAAGCCCTGTGGAATGCGAAGGCGTATCGCCCCGATGGGATCGTGGGCATCGCTGACCTGTACGCAGAGTTGGACCGAGAGATCGAACAAGGTCTCGCATGGTTCTTGGACGGTCTCACGAAGCTGACCTACGGACGACGGTACGGCGAAATCTATGCGTTCGGCGCGGGCACTGGTATCGGCAAGACGGACTTCATCACTCAGCAGATCGAGTACGACGTTCACACGCTCGGCCAGAAGGTCGGCTGCATCTTCCTAGAACAGAAGCCCACGGAAACCGCTGCTCGAATCGCTGGTAAGGCGAAGGGCAAGCGGTTCCACATTCCCGATGGCTCTTGGACCCGCGAGGAACGCCTTCAGGCCGTCCGCGAGCTTGAGGGGAAGGTCTACCTCTACGACTCTTTCGGAGAGACCGAGTGGGACGTTGTAGCGGCCAAGATTCGATACATGGCGCATGCCGAAGGAATCCGCATCTTCTACGTGGATCACCTGACGGCCATGGCTGACACATCGGACGAACGAGGATCGCTGGAAAAGATCATGAAAGAGATGGCGGGGCTGGCTAACGAACTTAGCATCATCATCCACTTCGTCTCCCACTTGGCAACCCCTGAAGGGAAGAGCCACGAGGAAGGCGGACATGTATCCATCCGTCACTTCAAGGGCGCACGAGCAATCGGCTTCTGGAGCTTCTTCATGTTCGGCCTCGAAAGAGACCAGCAAGCGGAAGACGAAGAGGTTCGCCAAACGACGACCTTCCGGATTCTGAAGGACCGCTACACAGGCCAAGCAACGGGCCGAACCATCGCACTCGGATACGACCGCAACTCTGGTCGCCTGTTCGACAAATCAACCGACTTCGTACCGCAGCCGTCCGAGAAAGAACTCGACGAGGCGTACGGGTTTTAAACACATCGAGAGAGAAAGATGAAAACCAAAGTAACCGTCTATGCAGTTCGTCGTACTGACCTGAAGGATTCCGCAGATACCAACTTGATCTACGGGGCACCGGGGAGCGTCATGGGTGATGGATACCCGTCGCACGAAATCTTCATCAACAGCGATAAACGTGTCGCCAAGAAGTTCGCCGCTGAGATGAACGGGCGCTTCGCTGACACCCAACTCTACACGGTCGAAAAGATCAAGGTAAAGGTGCAACTCTGATGGAATTCAAACCCTACCCGAAGACCCCGCGTCTGAAGCGGGACATCGTCATCACCGAGAAGATCGACGGCACGAACGCTCAGATCGTTATCGAGAAGACGGACGCGTATCCGCAACCGGGCGTCGTGATCGCAACCCAGTACACGGACAACGGTAATGCGCTGCTGGTCATGCGCGTTGGCTCACGTAGCCGTTGGATCACCCCCGGGAAACTCACGGATAACTTCGGCTTCGCTGGCTGGTGCCAAGAGAACGCTGACGATCTGTTCAGCCTCGGTGAAGGCCAGCACTTCGGTGAATGGTACGGCGCTGGCATCCAACGTACCTACGGCCTCGATCACAAGCGCTTCGCCCTGTTCAACACGGCACGTTGGGGCGCACACAACCCGAACACCCCGAAGTGCGTCGAGACGGTCCCTGTGCTGGCTACGTGCTTCATGGACGAGATCGACGTGGTCCTGTGGGGTCTGCGGGGCAACGGCAGCAAGGCAGTCCCCGGCTTCATGAACCCCGAAGGAATCATCGCCTACCACACGGCCTCGAAGCAGAACTTCAAGGTCCTCATTGAGAACGACCACCTTCCTAAGGGGAACGCATGAACCCTGAAGACGTAGTGGTCTATGGCATCGCCCTCGCTTTCGTGGGGGTGTTGATCGCCGCTGGCTACCTCGCATACAAATCATCCGGTCGCAAGTTCGACACGGCTTTTGACGTACTCGGAGACGAAGAATGAATCTCGATCAAGCATTGGCTCTTGCCAGTCGTTTCGAAGAAGACGGTGTGATTGGCACCACGGCACAAGCGCTGCGTACGGTCGCCACGGAGTACCGCAAGGTGCTTGCGAAGAACGAACTCACGGAGCGCTATGCCCGTGCTCTGGAACTCCTCGCCAACTCGGGGGTGTGACATGACGTTCAACCCGAACAAGTTTCTCCTCCACCCGGACTACGACCCGATCAAGGACCCGAACCAGATCATCAAGGTGCCGGGTAGCGGCGTGGTCGAGCGTAAGTACGGCAAGGACCTGCGTGCTCTTCGCCAGTACCACCCTGACCTTCTGATCATCGGTGGTGCCGTGCGTGATTCGCTCTTTGGCCGCGAGGTCAAGGACGTTGATCACATCACGACGAGTTCGCTCACGGTGCAAGCTCTGGTCCCCCTGTGGAACCTGAAGAACATCAGCGACCCGACCTACGAGGACACCGACATGGTGTTCCAGAACGAGGACAAGTCGAAGGACCTGCTCTTCGTCACGGACCTCTGGCACCGCGTGGCGTGCTTCCCGGATTCGATCAGCCAATGCTGGTTCGATGGGACGAACGTCTACGGGACCACGGAGTTCATGAAGACGTACATGACGGAAATCGTCACCTACGCGAGCAACATCAAAGCGGAACGTCTCGGACGCCTGAAGGCGAAGTACCCCGAGTTCACGTTCCAATCGAACGACTTCTTTTAAGGATGTGATATGCGCGTTACCCTGTTTGACTTGGAAACCAATGGTCTCCTGCAAGATGTAACGGTGATCCATTGCGTGTCCGTCAAGGACCCAGTCACCGGGGAGAAGCGCCGCTGGACTCCGAAGAATATCCAAGGCGCCATTCAGTACCTGCAGACCGCAGCGAACGAAGGCATCCTTGGTGGTCACAACATCATCGCTTACGACATCCCTGTGATCCAGAAGTTGTATCCGGGGTTCGTCGTGCATCGTGAACGGGTGAAAGACACGTTGGTCATGTCCCGTCTGATCTTCTCCGACCTGATCACCCGCGATGGTGGTCACATCAAGGCCGGAAGGCTCCCCGGGAAACTCGTGGGTTCCCACAAGCTCGAAGCTTGGGGTTACCGCTTGGGTCTCCAGAAGGGCGAGTATGCCGATGACTTCAAGAGGGATTGGATCGAAGCTAACCATCGTTTGGCGTGGGAAGATTATTTGGTAGTCCTTGAAGAAGAGGAACCCAAGAAGTTCGCCAAGATCACCGATGAAGACCGCGTTAAATGGGTCGCTGCATGGGGCAAAGCAAACTACCCTGTGGCTCTTGAGTGGGCCGAGTACAGCGAACCGATGGGTGACTACTGTGACCTCGACGTTGAAGTCACTGAGGCCCTCTGGAACAAGCTAGGGGCTATCGAGTACGACGCTCGTGCTCTGCAGTTGGAGCATGACATCCGTTGGTTCTGTTCAATGATGGAGAGGTCAGGCTGGCCGTTCAAGGTTGAAGACGCAGGAAGGCTCTACGCGACCCTTGCAGCCAAGCGTGACGATCTCCGTCTGCACATGATGGAAACCTTCCCGCCCCTCGTCGAGGAACGCATTAGCCCCAAGACGGGCAAGCGGCTGAAGGACAAAGTAACCGAGTTCAACCCCGGTTCCCGCGACCAGATCGCACAACGCCTCATCCGCAAGTACGGATGGGAACCCAAGGTCTTCACTGAAGGTGGTAAGCCTGTTGTCGACGAAGTGATTCTGTCGAAGCTGGAGTACCCCGAGGCGAAGGTTCTGTCGGACTACTTCTTACTGGAGAAACGAATTGGGCAGCTTGCGGAAGGAAATCAGGCATGGCTCAAGTCTGAGAAGCAAGGACACATCCACCACTC